CTTGATCTTCACGTTGTACTGCTGCTCCAAGCCGCGACGGATGTCGGCAGCGAGGAATGCCTGCAAGTCAAAGCTGTTCTGAGCGAGCAACTGCTGAGTAGCTTGCGTGTGAGCAGAGAGGCGGTCGGGAGACAGCGTAACGCTGCTGAACGCCACGTTTGAAGATTCGATGGGTGCACCTTCAGTCACCTGCTCAACATCGACGTTGTCAGTCAACACTGGAATAGAGATGTCACCAGTCACACCAGTGATCGTCCGCATGCCCATCTTATCAGCAAAGGTGACAGGACGGAAGTTCTGCACCGGAGCTTGGATCTGCGTAGCGATAGAATTATCGGTGCCAACAGTCAAGTTGGCAGCAGGATCGCCCCCGTCATCGGTGGTCGCTGTTGCCATTGGCAACTCATCAGCACGCAACAACATCGAAGGGATGTTAATACCAGCGCCTGGCATGACGCCGCGGCTGCGGAATTCATCGGTGCCTTGCTGGCTCATTTCGGCTTCGAGTCCAGTCAAGCCACCGTTAGCCGCTTCGCGGATGGCCTTGCCCAAGTCAAACTGGGCGCGGACGTTTTGGACGTTGTCGCCCAATCCTTGCACCACTGCTGGTGCGTTTTTCTCTTCGTTCATAGAGATATCAGATTCTGCGCCCCGTTCCATAATTTTCTCACTCTCCTCAGCGACGGGGGCGTCCGCTGTTTCGAGCGTTGTGTCTGCACTGCGTGGTACAGCGCTAATAGGTTTACTCTTCTTTTTGACTGGCGATGGTTCTACGACGGCGTCGTCACACCCGCAGTCTTCATCTAGGACCTCGGCGACCTCAGCGACAGGTGCCTCCTCAGCCATTTCTCCTGCCTCTTCTTCGGTACGCTTTTCGTCCTTATCCTTTTCATCTTCGTCCTCCTCACGATCCTCTTCGTCCTCATCTTCGTCTTCGTCCTCGTCCTTGTCCTTGTCGTGGTACATACGTGCTACCTCTTCTTCGGCAGCCAGTACCCCTTCGTTTTCCAGGGCGAGTTCCATGGAGCGCAGGCCCACTTCAGTTGTTGGGTACGCTCCTTGAGTAGTAGGTGATACGTCAAATAGGAGGCCGACCTCCTTGATCGTACGTAAGTTCATATCATCACGCATCTCCCATTCGTCATCCTTGACCGTGAAGCCAAAGCTGCTGGTAGATACGTTACCCATACGGATGTTTTCTACAAGGTCCTTCGCGTAGCTTTGAGTACCAACTTCGAAGCGGTACTTCAAGCCACGCTCATCCACAGAGAGTTCCAGACCGTGACCTGCACGTGCTAGAGGCTTGTTGATGTCGTGATTGAAGAGAGCCACCGTATTGGTCATGTCAGCTCCGTCAAAAGCACTCTTGTCAATACGTTCAGCAAAAGACCCACCGATAACCGTCTCATCATTAAAGACGGCGGCATAACCCTCCACTACAGTGGGCTTGCCTTCCTCGGCACGGACCTCAAAGCCGTTCGTAAGAAATCGCTTTTCTACGTTGTTAGCCATGATTGTTATTTTGAGCTTAGCGGGTGGCCCTTTGGGAACAAGTCCGTATCGTGCTTACCGCTTCTAAATTTCTCATTCTTTAGGGCATAAAGAAAGCTGTTGCACCGAGCATATGCCCATTGCTCGGGTGATTTTACTGTTGGTCGAACGCTGCCAGGGTTGGTTTTGTAAGCGCCCACTCCTCGACGAAAAACCGCTGACAGTGTGCGCAAGCTTGTCTTTTTGTGTGGCACAGAAACCTTGGCGTTGTGATCATCGACTTTCTTTTGCAAGCCTTTTTTGATGGCTCCGCTGATTTCAGCCCTTTCATCATTAGTTGCGTCAGAGTGACTACTGCATGCCATGTATACCTTCTTGCCCTCTAGCTCATGCTCGTGATGACCGCTGCAACCAATCTCCTTGGCATATGCCTCTGCCGCTGCTGGCGTATCGAAAACAGGTTCACCATCTACTGTGCCCAACTGCTTCCTACCCTCTACCTTATTGATAATTCCGCTACACCAGCTACGCATAGATGTCCCACCCCAAGCAGCGTACATGATGCTGCCGCAAATCTCTTGTCCCTTCTCGTTCGTGAATTTTGTTTGATTGTATGTCTCGGCGCGAGACAGGAATGAGAAGGTGCGCTTGATCGTAGACAGGCTGAGCTTTTCTCCAGATGCCAACTGATTAGCTCGCTGCCAACCGCCGGGCGTTCCACACTTGGTGCCGTTCTTTTCACGGTGACGCAAGGCTCGTCGAGCGGCAGCCTTCGCTGAGTCTGGGTATCCTCCGTAGGTTTCAGCCATTAGTCTTCCGATGTTGTGTTAGTCACCGAGTCAGCATAGTCACTCATCCGGCTAAGCGGAATTGAATTCATGAGGATGTGGTGCTCATTGCCTCCATCAACCGGACCAAGTCCTTCACGACCTCTGACCTCATTGATTGACATGACCCCATCTTGCAGCATGGAGTGATAGAACTTAGCCCTGTTTTCACTATCTGCTCGCAACAATGTGTCGACGTCGAATGTGCATTGCAGGTTCCTGTCGCCGCGCAGCAGCTTGCGTTCAACTTCAAGTTCGATGCGGCGCACCCATGGCAGGATGCAGCCTTGGTGGAATTGCAGGACCTGTTGCTCATAGTTGCTGTAAGCCGTGTTGCTCTCCATGCCAATCATGGCAGGGGGAACTTGGTAGATACGAGCGATCTCCTCAGTGCTGTACTTCTTCATCTCAAGAAACTGCAACTGCTCAAGAGGCACGCTCAACGGCTGATATTGGAACCCTCCACCCAAGATAGCAACCTTGTGCGCATTGCGGCTGCCTGTGTACTCCCTCTCCCATGTAAGCTGGGCCTGCTTCATCTGCTCAGCGGTCATGTGCTCCTTAGTAGAAAGGATGCCACCAAGCATACCACCGTTCTTAAAGAACGTCGATCCGAAGTCCTGGACAGCTTTTGCTGTGGTTAGGTTTTGAATTTGTACGTGGGTGGGATTCAAGCCACGGAAAGCTTGGATCTCAAGGACGTCACGCTGGGGAATCCTTGTCGGAGCCCCATCGTACGAGTAATACTTTTCTCCCGTCGTTGGGTTGGTGACCGCAGTCATGCGACTTGCGGGAATGTGGTAGAGCTGAAGCTTAGTTTCGCTCCGATCGATGTAAGCGGTACCGAGACCGTAGAGCAGCGCGTCACTGACGATACGCTGCCAAAACTCATACGCTCCGATAAATTCGTTGGGCTCACGGCTGATCAGGCCATTGACGGGATTGTTCCGCATCTTACGACGAGAACCATCTTTACCCACCCGGATGACGCTTGCTTCCATCATCGCGATTGTGTCGGCGATGCGGCTCACGCAAGCGTAGACAGCAGTCAATTGCAAGGATTCCGCTCCTGCGCTTACGCCTAGCAAGGTGTTCGACAACACACTACTTGGGCCCATAAAAGATAGAGGCGAGTGTTCGTTTGTGTAACGATACTCGCGGAAGCTCTGTCTAATACGCTGGAAGATGTTGGGAGTCCCTCTGTTTTCAGCCATAAGGGTGGAATTGTATGCAATCTACGTTTCAGTATGTGAGCAAAGGCACTTTACACACCACTACCCCCGACCACTGCCATAAAGAACTCAAAGTCGGTGGAAGTATCTTCTTCAAAAGTAAGAGCTTCACCGATAGCCATGACAGCAGCCACTACACCATCTATCTTGTCGCCACTCTTCGCTTTGTCTGGTTTAATGTTACCGCTAGGATCGTATCGTAAACTCACGTTCCCCATCATCCACTCTAGCACTTCATCTCCTGCGTGGACCAGTTTACCGTTGAGCGCTGCCTTTTCGAATTCCTTCGACGGGAAGCTCATAGAGGCGAAGCCCTGACCGTACGGATCGCATGGCACCCCGTCGCCCTCTAGGTCACGTATCAAGTTCAGTGAATTCCACCTGTCGTAAGCCACGCCTTTGACGAGGTACCGTTCCATGAGGTTGTCCTTGTCGTACTTGACTCTACCATCTTCAATATAGTTTCCGCTGATCAACCTGCGTATCACGTTGTAGTCGGTCACGTTGCCCTTAGTGACGTGAACATTGTCCAGATCTTGGAAACGCAGATACATCGTGTTCTCATCCTTGTCTAAGCGACGTTCTATAGCTCGCTCAGGGAGAAAGTAATGCATCTCAAAACCCCAACCCAATTCTTCGTTACCGGTGCATATAGCTACTGCGCTGATGTCATCAGTGGCGGCCAAATCTAGACCGAGATATGCGACGGGTTTGTTCGTTTTCTCGTCGATGACGTGAGTAACGTGCGCCTCTCGGCAATTGTCCTCTGTCATCCAATCGTCTCCAGGAATCCATACGGCGCTTGAACCGACGAATACATTCAAATGCTTGACCATAAACTCGGTCACGGAACGGCTGCCATACAGCTTTGCGTTTTTGCATTGGCTATCTAAGTATTCCTGTGATATTGATGTGTTAAGGTTAGGATTAGCCTTGATCCAAGCAGATGTGTCGTCCCAGGCGTCATCTTCGTCGATTTCGTAAGGCAGAATGAGGAGTCTGTCGTTTTGGTTAATACCATCAAGCACACTCTTGCCAGCCTTCATGAACATAGCACATGGGCCATCTGGGACGAAACCGGCTGTTGTAATTGCCAACATCAGCGGTGCTTTTCTAGAGCCCATCGATGATGCCAGGACGCGGTACAAATCCGCATTCTTCATAGCGTGGAATTCGTCCACCACCGCTAAATTCAGATTGAGACCGTCAAGGGTGTTTGCGTCAGAAGACAATGGCTTGATCACACCGTTTCGCGGTGCCTTTACCTCGGCTCGGTGTACGTTGAATCGCTACGACAAAGGTGCGCTCGATTTGATGCATCTGCATATTTCATCGAATACCTCTCGGGCTTGGTCTCTCTTCGTAGCTGCAGTCACGAGCTGAGGCGCACCGTCTCCGTCAAGCACACCCATGGCCAAAGCGATAGCTGCAGCCAACTGAGACTTACCATTCTTACGAGCTACAAACAGGTGAGCTGTAGTAAAGCGTCGACGTTTGATGTCTGACTTATCTACCCACCCAAAGATCTGCCCTACGAAGAAAACCTGCCATGGATCGAGAATGAATTTAGTTCCAGCAGTCTCGCCACGGGTGTGCAGGCAGATACGTTCTATGAAATTGATGTACTTAGCTGCAGACCTAAGATCAAACCTCCACTCCCAATCGTCGCGTTCACAATCATCAATGAATCGCTGACACGCCTTCTTTATGTACTCGCATGATACAATACGGTCCTCGACCACGTCCTCAACGTAGTCCCACATTCTATCCAGTGCACGTACATCTACACTCAAATCAGATCGTCGATCTCGTCGCCCTCACTGCTTTTGTTGTTTGCAGCTTTAGCATTGCTTGCCGCTCCTAAGATACGGGAACGATCCATTGGGCTCAGTCCAAGCTTTGCACTTATCTTCAACACTTGGTCTTGAGCTTTACTTAATGCGGTAAAAGCACCAGACACGTTGCTCGTGCCATTGGGATAGATTTGGATAGCATCACCGTAACCATGCATGTGCCTGGCTACTTCAATGTAAATCGCCAATGATTTGGCAAGCATAGTGATGGTGATAACGTCCACACTCTCTATCAAGCCGCGCTCACTAAGGTAGTCGACCACAATATTGAAGAGACGCTCACCATCACCGTCCAGTTGAAAGATAGGCTGCATATCGTCGCTACCAATCTTCCGAATGGCATCCTTCACCTGATCACCTTCTTTGGAGTCATTAAGTTCTTGGACCGCCATTCGCATCTTGTCTAATTTTGACAGCAGATAAACATAAGAAACACCAAGCGTAATCCTTGGTGTGGTTGTACCATGTGTTCTACATCACTGCTGTGATAAGTCAAGCTTAGTCTGGGCTGTTCGATTTCACCTTCACGATAGTGAAAACCCCCACCAACAAACTCATAGTCTTTAGATAGCATAATGCTTCCTCCGTAGGAGCACCAAGGCATGTGATTATTTGAGCCTGTGTCCTTGTGCCACTTGTGACCTTGCTCTCTGTGGCTCATGCGAACATAGGCGTCTTCGTGAGGTTCAACTCCAAGCATTTCTGCAAAACGTGTAATGACATCTAGCGGCACACCTTCAATTTTGCTCATCAAATGGCCACCTGGCTTAAGAGATCGAAGCTCCTCCGCCTCTTCCTCGGTAATGAATTTTGGTAGTTGATCCTTAATCATGCAAGCCATAGTATGCCCAAACACGCCACATGTACGAAGCAGGAGAGAGAGCATCTTGAACGGCCACGATGCTCACAGCGGACATAGGTTTGTCTATGCTTAAAGACTGGCTGCCATTCACACCCTCTGTAGAATTTTCAGCTTTGACAAGACTGATGGTACGGTTAGTGGCCAAGTTGTCACCAAAGATAAAGGTGTAGATTTTGCCTTTGTTCTCCTGAGCAAGTGGTAGTCGGACATTGTGATTCACCGTGCCGCTAGTCGCTTTCAGGTTCATAAAGTAAACCTGTTTGTCCGTTGCGATTGCCGTCTCTTGCCCATCTCGCAATTGATACAGGTAATTGATGCTCATCCTGTCATGACCCCCGAAGGCCGGGCTCAAGAATGTTGCCGTAGCAGGATCGGTGCTGCCGGCGTTGTGTTGCCACGTACAACTGATGAAAGCCATGTGGTTGTTATCGACATCGACAAAGTAGCGCTCATCGCTGATGCGGATTCGAAAGTTCATGCTGCTTGCAGCAAGAAGAGCTTCCTTCACTTTATCGTGTATTCTCGTTGCTGAGTCTGCACTGGCAGCATACACGGTGATGTCAACTCGATAAGTCGTAGATGCAGCGTAACTCTGCACGGTCTCATCGTAGTCCACAGTACCAATCGCAAAGGTCATACCCGGCAACTCATCTCGCTGCGGGCGTCGAGCAAACGTAATCTTGCTCGCTGGTACCAAAGATGTAAGGTCGGAAAATCCGGTCAGGGCAGACCGCACT